GCTAATGCTGCTACTCTTGTTTCTGAAACAAGAGGTAAAAATAACAAAAGGGTAAAAACAATCATACTACCAATGGCTGTCCAAGACATCTGTTTTTGAGCGTGACTTTTTTCTTCTCGTAACTCAAGCTCTATCATTTCTTTTGACTTTGCTATTTCTGCATCGTCCACTGTGCCATCGTGATTTAAATCAAACTCATTGTAGCGACTTTCAGGCTCTAGTTTTTTTACCATTCTTTCTTTTTCCTGCATTAGATAATGCAATAGCTACAGCTTGTTTTTGTTTATATCCTTCTCCAATAAGTTTTTTAATATTTTTACTTATCGTTTTTTCCGATGATCCACTCAATAAAGGCATCTATTTTTTTCTCAACAACTAGTATAACGCCCAGAACGGAGAGCAGCACCCATTCCTCGCTTTTGTCCAGTAACTTTCTTACCGACTGCCGTATTTGGTGTAGCTTCTTCGATACATTGTGCATAAGGTATTGATCCTTGTCCTTGAATTTCAGCGACTTTACTTGGAGCGGGTGGCTCTTGTATTGGTGCACCTAAAATTTTAACTTTTGAATGTTGTGGCATAATTATTTTCCTTTATTTCGTTGTTTAATCATTTCTCTTTGATTGGTAGCTTGTATTCTTTCTCTAGCAATATTCGTTTGACTATCTATTCTTTCATCAAACTGTCTAGCCCTTTCTGCCATCTTCTGTCTTTCGAGTTGAATCTTCGCTTGGTCATTTAAGGCATCTGCTTGAGCTTGTTGCTGTTTAATACCTAATTCTTGCTGTTTTAGAGCAACAACAGGGTCAGCACCTTGCTCTCCACCACCTGCAATCTGTGCACTTAACATCTTCACATTCTGCATTTCTTGAGCAATAATCTGTGCTGTCATTGCTTCATACTCAATCATCTGATCTTCAGTTGGAGATAAACCTTGATTCTGTTGCATAAACAATATCATTGTCTGCTCTTGTGCTTTAAGTTTAGCATGTTCCATAACGTGCTTTTGTAGATCAATTGCTACCTTTGGACTAGCTAGTGCTAATGGAGAAGAACCAAAAACTAAGTGTGCCATAATATGAGCATCATGGTCTTGTCCTTCAAAAGCTTTTAACTCTGTGTTTTCTAGTGCATCAATGTTTTCTTGAGCAGGGTCTTTTGGTATTGGCTCATCTGATGATGGTGCTCTAAGAATCTTATCAATATCTCTGACACCTAGTGCTTCATACATTCTTCTGAAAGCTTCATACATGTTATGTAGTTCAGGTGCTTGAGCAGCTAATTGCATTTGTGTTTGAGCTAAAGCAATACGCTGTGCTTGAGAAAATATGTTTGGATTTGAGACAGGAATAATATCCACTCTATCATCAAAGTCCGCTGCCATAACAGACTGCTCTGCGTTTTCAATACTGTAAGGATATTCTTGTGGTAAATACTCCGACATTACTTTTGCAAGAAGTTTAAACTCTTGTTTCATTGCATAATGTAATCTCTTATGTATGGCACTCATAACTCTTGTGCCTTGCTCTAACATTGCAACAGTTGTACCAACGGCTGCTTGTTGATTACCATCTCCTACTTTTAAATCAGTAATAGTTGCAAATCTTTGTCCTGCCTGAACCACAAAACCAAGTAATTGGAACAGCGTTGAATCTGGTCCCTTAAATGGTAATGGCATCAAGCTATCACGAATCGCTCCACCGGGTGCGTCTACGTCTCTAAACTCACCGGGCTGTAGTGGGTCACTGTCATCTCTAATACGAAGTCCCCGAGCTTTGAATCCTGCGGGTAGATTTGATAACGTACCTGCATCTATGAGTTGTCTCAAAGCTGCTGTGGCAGTTCGGGAGAGTCCACCAATGGTATGAATTAAACCTAATCCATAAAATCCAAAGCCGGGAAGAAACTTGTAATGCACAAAATACTGTATCTTTCTCTTTTGTGGATCATCCTCTTTGTAGTTTCTTCTTATTGATAAAATTTGACCATTGTCTTCACTTACTGTGACAACATATGGCACTTTAATTCCTGTTGGTTCTCCATCCTCGTCTCTATCTTCATAACCTTTAAGGTCTAAATCAACATGACATTCAAGTAATGTACAGTCATAGTCGATATTACTAGGCTGAACGCCATCAATATAATCAATTTCATTGGACACACTATCAGTTGGGTTTTGTGCAGGATGCACGGGAATATCTCTGTAAAAACCATTAATTTGTTTCTTACGAAGCTCATTTAAATCCATTCTAACGACTTGCGTAATATTTGGGCAAGTATCTAAATCATTAGCTTCATATGGCACAACTAAATGCTCGGCTGGAACAAACTTACTAACTGCTCTTTCCATTCCGTCATCGTAATAAACTTTCTTAAAAGTTGATCCTGCCAATGGGAGATAAAATAACATTTGGTCAAATTCTGGAGTATACTCTTCCATGACATTGGTCATATAGAAATTCATAAACTCTCGAACTCTTTTAGCTTGTTCTTCTTTTTCTTTAGTGGGAGTCCCCATAATGGTTGTCCTAACTGGACCCATTGGAGGTAATAATTCATTAAATGCTTGAGCTTGAAACTGTGTGGCAGCTTCAGCTAACAATGGATGCGTTACCCCTGTTGCTCCTCTAAAAGGTTGTGTACGCTCTTCGTAATTAAATCCAAGGAGTTCTAATCCATTAGCATACGCATCTTCCCAATCTTTACGAGAAGACTTGTTTGCGTCATATTCACTGACTAAATCAGAAGATAATCTACCTAATTCACTGTCATCGATTTCTGTTGCAAGGTTTCTGTAAAACTCTCCAGTCATTGGATTATTTTCAGCAGTGGGGTCTAGATCAATCGTTACACCACCGTCTTCTGTCATTTCAATTTCAATACCGTCTGGAATGTCGGTCTGGAATGTTGCAGCAGGCATTTCAATTTCTAAATCTGTTTGAACGTCCTCTACTTTTGGATCGTCAGTAACTCTTTCTACTAAAGATACTGGTGGTGGGCTTTCTGCCATACCTATCTTCTCCCTTTTGTATATCCTTTAATTGCACAACCGTCAATAGAGTTTTTCTTCTTTTTACCTTTAACTTCACCACCTGTGGAAAATGTTTCCATAGGAAACGATTGCATTTTTTTTACAACTTGTATTCCCTCTATATCCCCAAAAGATGGTTTTTTTGAAGAACCACCAAATATTTTAACTACGCTGTTTGGTGAATCTACTTTTTTTGTAAATTTAAACTTTCCTGAACTGCTTGAAACTTTAGTATTAGGTTCTACTTTTTTTATTTTCCCTGTTTTTAAGAGTTTTGATATTTCACCCCCCATAAACTTTTCAACAGGTATTTCTTGTAACTCATCGTATTTCTCAGCATTTTCTCTAGTTCCAATACCCGTATAGTCAATAAAAATTTCCCCTGTAACAGGATCAACAATTTTTACTGGTTTAATATATCCACCCTCTAAATAAGGATCATTTACAGGTTCTGCTGGTGGAGTCTCAATCTTTTTACTTTTTTTGCTCATAATTTGTCCTTATACTCTATACCTACATTATTCTATATAAACATGTTTCTTGCAACAGAAGACAATGTTACCACACCTTGTGGCTGTTTAAACATGTTTCTCGCAATATGGTTCAATGCTCCTAGCCCACGAACCTCGCCACCGTCTTTAAATTTATACATATTAAGTTCATCAAGAGCTTCATAGTCAAGATCTTGGTTTTTACGAAGTATTTTAACTAGATCGTCCGATTCAAAAGAACCTTGTAGCCTTTCTATAAAATTAGTTTTATTGATTACTATTCCTTCTTCCGCTAACTTATTGAACAACTCTACAATATCTCTTACTATACTCGCTTTGTTTTTTAGTATGTCTTCTTCTGATACTGCATCTCTTAATTCAGGTGGTAGTAAAAAGTTTTCCTCTCCTAATTTAGCGTTTTTAGTTCCTAAAAAGTCTGCACTAGTCATTCTCCATTGACCATCGCTACGCCCTTTGTCTGCTATTTTTATAGCAAAATAAGGCTGTTGATTTTTTTTGGACATAAGAACAAACAATTTTTCATTTGGTCCTATAATTTGACACTGACTTCCTATACAATTACCTAACTTTTCTCCAATAATTGATGCTTTTATGTTCCTAGCTACATCTGCAGGGGTATCATATCTAAAAGAATATTTACGATTTACTTTAAGTGCTTCATCTGCAAGAACATCCTCTGTTGTTTTAATACCTTTTCTAGGATGATAGATATATTCTCTACCAGATACAGGGTCTACGGCTGTATAAAATTTATCCCCTGACCTTCCATCGTTAAAAGGACCCAAAGTATAATAGTCACGACCTTGTTCATTAGTTTTTTCTACAATTTCTAATGGAACATTTTTTGCTTTTACAAAAGAGTTAAAAGAGGTTAAATCATCATCGATTTCTAACCACGATCTTTTACTACCTTCTGTAGTAATATTCAAAGGATTATTTCGTTGTTTAATTTTGTTATAATCCTTGCTTAATAATCTGGTTGGGGAGCGTTTTTGTCGTTGTTCTGCTCGAAGAATAATGTCAGAAATTATTTCATCAAAAGAAGAACCTTCTAAGTTTTTTTTATTTTTTGCTGCATCACTAAAAAAAGAAAAGATATCTGCATCCTCTACCCCAAAAAATTCGTTAAGGTCTTCAAAAATAGACGTTCTAAAAGCACCCCTGTCGTTATTTGGATTCCTTATAGTCGTTCCTCTTTGATAACCCCTTTGTGCAGGACTTAGTATTAAATTGGAAAAATTTGGAGTTTCTCTAACAATCTGATCTAATTTATTTTGAGTAAATTTCTCTGCTGAATCACGCATTAGTTCAGTTGCAAGGTTTATAGGTTGCAGTAGTCTTTGTTGTTTTTTCTCTAAAGAATCTAGGTAATTTGGGTTTAACTTTTTATATATTTCCGCAGAAGAAATTTTTTGCATCTGTTTTATAATCTCTCTTAAAAGACTTGGGGATTGTGCTGCAAGAAGTAATCTATTAGTTAAATTACCCGGAAAATTTTGATAGTTTAAGTCACTTGCATATATTTTAGACAATACTTGTTCTAGAGCATCTTCTATGTTTTTTTCATAAGGTACTTCAGGTTCCTTGGGAAATATTGTAGCATTACTAATTACAACGTCTTTATCTTTATATGCCGAAGGCTCATATTTCTCAAAACGATAAGGTATATCAAGGTTACGGTAAATTGAATCAGTATTATCAGCTAATGGGTTGTTTGGTTGCGTGACTAAATTACTGTACCTATGGGTGGTATCTCTTAACGGGTCTAGTTGCAACAAGAAGTATTTAAAATTAAAATTAGGAACAGTGAGTTGGCTGCGTTTAGACGGATTTTCAAGAAAATCAGTGTATAACGCATCTAAAATCTTGACGCCTAACTCATTGTCTTTTAAAAGAAAAACTTCATTAAAAGTTTTTTCTACATTTTCTACATTTTCCTGATCATCTAAATAAAAATCTAATTTTGCTTTTAATTCTTTATATTTTTCTTCAACTTTTTCAAAAGGAAAGGTTAGGTCTTTGTATTTGTCTTCAGGTTCTTTTTGATTAAATTTTAATGTTCCGTCATTTTTATCGCTTAATATATCCTTATATGCTTTTTCTAACTGTTCTCTTATCCCTTTTAAATTGGTATCTAAATATTCTTTAGAAAAGTTTATTTTTCCATCAAATAAATTTTGCAAAATTTGATCTGTTTTTCCTTTTCCACTAAAACCAAGTTTTGGAGCTTTTAATCTTTCTAGTCTAAAAGATTTAACTTTAACCCCCTCTGTTTTTTCTCTAACAAAAGCGTCTCTTCCAGCAGTCGTTTGAAACCATGTTTTGTATTTATTAATAAATGTATCTATTATGTCGTTTTTTTTCTCATTTGAAATTTTTTCTATAATATTATCAAGATATTTACTTCTATAAGGGTTAGCAAGTGACTTTGGGTTTAAAATGTCATTTAATTTATTAAAATTTAAAGTTAATTTTCTATCAAGTCCCCCTAAAATAGGGTTAGTAATAATTTTATCTTCATACTGAGCTAACCTGTAAAGATTATCTAAAGGTATATCTGAATAAAAATTTTTAAAGGCGTCTTCTGAAACTCTAACTTTCATAGGTACACCCGGTGAAGACATACTAGAGCCTATATTGTCAAAGTCTTTAAGTAGTTCAAAAGGGTAAGGAGGTACTTTTTTAACGAAAGGTTTTAATCTTTTAGCATATTTTTTGTCTATATCTTTTAGCTCTGACGATAAAGGAAGAAGTATGTTATCTGTTATTTTATCTACAGGGTTACCTGCATTATCTGTTACTCTGCTAGTAAATGTATTTTTAAATTTTTCAGGAGTGTTTTTTTTAATAATATCTTGTAACGCACTATTAAGTCTATTGGCTGTCTTTTCTCTAGTTTCTTTCAAAGGAGCTATCCCCCCTTGAAAAATAAAAGCTCTTAAAATAGTGTCTTCTACCTCTGGGTTTAATTCAATGCCATAGTTTTTAAATAGTTTTTTATATTTCTTAAACAAACTATACTTTTCTTTTGAAGCTTCTTGCCCAAGATTTTTTACATCATCTGCAACATCTGTTATGTCTTTTGTTATACGGTCTAGAACTTCCTTTTGTTTACCTTCTAGAAAATCTTTAAAATCAAGATTCATTTTTTCAGATTCTATGTAAAAGTCTCCCTCAGTTCCTATTTTGACATCCTCCATGTCAATAACACGCCCTTCTTTTCTTAACTTATCTTCCATAGTATTTAAAGTTTTTTCAAAAGGTGCTTTTTTATCAAATTTAGTGCCCAAAGTAAGTATACCTACGTCTGCTGAAGTAAAGGGAATTATTGGCGTAATTGTTGGAACAAAAATTTGTCTTGCAGCTTGAAAGGGATCGTTAAAGAAAAAACGACCTTCGTTTTCCTGTGCAGATTTCTTAATCATCTGATTAAAGGATATTCTTGCTGTTTCATCGCCCAAAATTTTCATTATATTTGGACCATACTTTTTAGTTAAATTATTTACTACTTGAGCTATTTTACCCGCACCCACGGCTGCAAATGGACTAATAAAACCACCCCCAATGTAGTAAGGACTATCAGGATTTAAGGTCATTATCCCATTATCCATCACATATTTTTCTATTTCCTCTAGTGTAGGAAAAGGATTAATTTCTTGGCGTAATCTTTTATCCCTTATTTTAGGGGGTTGTACTGGACCAACTTCTACAGGAGAAGGTTTTATTTTTGTTTCATAAAAAAGTTGAGGATATGTTACTCTAGTTGCTGCATCAGCAGCTTGGGTAGATATATCCACTATATCCCCCGGAGCAGCTAAAAGTTGTAAAGCTGAACCTTTAACCAAATCTTTATAATTTTCAGGTAACTTTTTAATTTCTTGACCTACTGTTTTAGCTACTTTTCCTAAAGTTTGTGCTTCTTGTGGACCTAAAGTTTGTGCTTGAACCGTTTCTAAATAAGTAGGACTATTAAAATTTTCAATAATTTTTTTGACAACCCCGTGGAGAGCACGATGAGGAAAAAAGTTTCCTATACCCGTGTTTGCTGCTTCACCACCGTTTTCATAACGAGAAATGACTTTTCGTTTACCATTAACAGTAGATTGTTGAGGAATTAAAGGTCGTACTATCATTTATCCGTAATATTGTATTGGTCGCAAATTCAAAGGTTCATCATCCCAATCATCAGTCGGTAGTTGCACAAAATTGCCCTGACGATAACGCATCAGTGCCTGTGTTGTACTATCCACCAAGTCGTCATACTCCCCATTCGGAAATGCAGCACACTCCTCAATCAATTCGTCTGCCCATCGTTCCTCTGGAGCCCAAATCATCCCACTTTCAAATAGGGGTGAAATGCTGTGTACTCTTGATAATTTATCATTTCCACGGCTAGGTGTAAAGTTTACCACAGGTATGCCCATTTGTCTCAACTCATGTGTGAGTGGAGTCCCTGTTGCCTTTGCTTCAATAATCACGGTTTCTGGTTCCCAAAATTTGTACTGCTCATACGCTACTTGCTTCAGTTCTGGAAAGTCCCAACGGTCTTTTTTCACATCCAACAGAATTAAACCCATCGGACCCGCTTCTTCTGGTCGAAACACACCCCATGTTGTAATCGCTGAATAGTCAGCCGTCTCACTTTTACTAAATGCTGTATCGTAACTCTGAATAACGTATTCCAAAGCAGGGACATTCGGCTTTGTCCATCGTTTCCACCATTCTCTTTTCAAAATAGATGCCTGATCGCCCGTTGGTTGTTGCTGATACTGTGCGTTCCACTTACTCGGTGGAATAGATGCTTTTACCTTCGTTAAATCCTCTAAAGACCAGAACCCTTCCCAACAAGGTTTACCAGACGGCATAATAGCGGGTAATTCTACCACTTCCCATTGGTCTGCATTGGGGTCTTTGAGCTGTGCTTTAATCAATTTGCCCGTCAAATCCTTCTCTGACCACCGTGTCATCACCAAAATAATCGCTCCACCGGGTTGCAAACGCTGTCTCGGACCACCAGTGTACCAATCATACGCATCTTCAAAACCATTAGACGACATTGCCGTTTGTTCCGAGTGCGGATCATCAATAATAATCAAATCACCACCACGACCAGCGAGGTTTGAGCCAACGCCCACGGCATAATACATTCCTCCACGGCTCGTGTCCCATCGACCTGCCGCTTTGGAGTCCGCAGAAAGCTTTGCTTCTGGGAAAATTTCTAAATATTCGTCTCTTTCCATCAAATTTTTGGTTTTTCTACCAAAATTAACAGCAAGTTCCGTGGTGTGTGTCGCTTGAATAATCTTCATGTTGGGTTTTCGCCCGATCATCCATGCAGGAAACAAAAAACTAGCAAATTCTGACTTGGTATGCCTTGGTGGCATGTTAATAATCAATCGTTTGAGCTCACCCGTTGCTATTTTTTCCAATTTTTCAGCAATAATACGGTGATGTTTGCCCACAATAAACTCAGCCCACATCGATTTCACAAACGGGAGAAAACTATCCTTGCATTTGTCAATTTTATTGAGTTGAGCAAGGCGTAATTCTAACTTTAATTTTCGCTCATTAGCTTCTATTTCGTTCATAATCCTCGGTCAAACATACATTCATCATAAATTTGTAGTCCAATCGCATTGGGAGTTTCAAACATCCCTTCATATTTTTCTGGTTTACTCTGCTTTAAACTCATTAATTCTACCACTCGCCTATCCACCTCGTGAAGTACATTTTGCTCAAACGGAGTAAGCATCCGATTGGTCTTCACCGAAGGAACCAACCCATGATTCCTTATGTCCGCAAATCGTGTCGCCAAATGGTAAATCTCTTCGCACATCTCCCATTCATTCAAATCATCTAACCTCCACGCATGAGTATAAGTAAAATAAATAACTGCCCAAAAAATAATCGGTATGAAAACAATAGACATATATGTCTTTTTCATCTCTTACCTATAGTATGTAAAACATCTACCATACCATCTTTTTGTTCATCCAAGCTAATTCTAAAATAGGGTGGTGTTTGGAGTCCCGAATACGCTACATCAACCACGGAGTCCCCTCGGTATAAATACAACTCGCCTTTTGATCCAAGTTCCGTGACCTTCTTCACAAGAAGCCAGACATTCGCCTTTTTGTGTTTGGACAAAAACGATACTTGGTGTGGACGAATATCCACTTTATTACTGACACAAAATTTTAATTCTACCAGATGGAACCGTGACTCGTGGTCACAGATTAATACATCAGGTATTCCCGGTGTTAACCACGTCTCCAGTCGATTCGCTATCCATGTCGGATGAGTCACTTTCATCGTGTCCTTCATCATCGTCCACAGAGCGTTCTCCTTCCTCCGAACCGTTGACTCCTTCTTCGGTGTCTTCAACCTCTTGCCCGTCTTGTTCATCGGTGAGGTGCTTTTGATCGTCTGGGTCAACCCCATCTTCTTCAACTCTTTCTGGAGTAATGTCGATTGCATAGCTGTCCCTTATCTCTTTCAGTGCTTTAATTACTTCGTCCTTGGACATTGATTCAATACTGCCGTGGCGTATCTCACTCTTATTCACATAAATGTCCCCCGATGCTTGACCCCTGCGATACTCTGCCATGACCGCTGCCGAGTAAGCACCATTCTGCATTGCCGTGTCACGGATAACTTGTAAATCCCTCAAGTGTCGATCTTTACGCACAGCATACTTTGAATCCAACTCCCTCTTCTGACGCATATATTCCTTATACACATGAGGATAAACATTCGGGTTCAGCATATTACTAGCTATCGCACTTGCCGTTTTGGGAGAATATCCTGCATTGATTGCCGCTTCACGTTGCGTGATCGTGCCATCTTTGGTGATGAGTTCCTTAACAAAAAGCTCTTGTTTGCGAGTAAGTGTTAGTGGTCGCCTTTTG